GTCAGACGACCAACGAGTACATGCACTGCTTACCGGACGACATGAAGTGTATACCCGTATAACCCAACATATGGGTATGTCATTTGACGATCTTTGGGAACTGCTAAGTGAGGGTAAGACATGAGTAGTGGTGGTGTACCAAGCAACGGTGGGGGAGCCGGTGGGGCTGGTGGAACTGATGCGGGGCCAACTGCACCTTGGTCTGGTTTGCCTGAAGGCCAGATTTGGACTGTCGGCGACAAGCCGTGGTACGAAACGGCTTTACCAGATGGCGCGGCAAAGGAGCTATTCCGTTCAAAGAAGTATGCGAACCCGTCAGTCGTGGCAACGTCATATGCGGAACTAGAGCGGGTTAATGCATCACGCGACGACAGCAAGATGGTTCGTATTCCAGACGAGAATGCGAAGCCAGAGGACTGGAATGCAGTCTACGAGAAGCTAGGACGCCCCAAAGACCCAACGGGTTATAAGGATGTCAAGTGGGGCGACAAGGCTGACCCACAGATGGTGGAGTTTGGACAGAACCTTGCGTTCAAGCTGGGTCTGTCGCCCAAAGCCGTCGAAGGCATCATGGTCACGGAATGGAATGCGTTTGTGCAGAAGGCCAATGAGAAGGCCGCACAGTCGCAGGCTGAGCAAGGCCAAGCAGCCGTCAACGAACTGAAAACGTCATGGAAAGGCGATTTCGACGCCAACCTGAACAAAGGTCGCCAGATCATGGCGGCGCTTGACCGGGCCGGGTTCAGCGATGCCGACATGGCGGTGGTTGAGCAACATATCGGCGTAGCGCCAGTGATCAAACTACTGGCAACGATTGGTAAGCTATCAGGAGAGGGTAAGTTCATGGACGGCGGACCTAGCGGTGGTGGAGTAACCGACCCGGCAAACATGACACCGGAACAGGCAAAAGCCACGATCATGCAGAAGACCATGGATCAAGCCTTTCAGAAAACTTACATGAACAAGACGGAACCGGGACATCCCGAAGCCGTTAAGCTTATGGAGGGACTGTATCTGAAAGCTGGTCAGTTGATGGGTGGTGCGGCTCGCTAACCGGCGATGCCGTCGCACGATAGGAGGCTGTAAATGGCAGCGAAAGGGACGACAAAGAAGGACAAGACCACCGTATATGATGACACGGTGGACGCGCGTATGCAGTCGGCAGAGAGTTGGTGGTACAACCTGTCCAATACGGAGCAAGACCCTTTCCGTGACAAGTTTACCTCGCCCTACGCGCCGACTAATGACGATATCCTTGCGGCGTATAATGAGACGCACGAAGAAGATGGTGCGTTGAAACCGGCAACGGAAGAGCAGGCTCTTGCTTGGTGGCAGAACCTGAGCCGGGATGAGCGGGCAGCGTTGCGCGACAAGTTTGAAGACCCGCCTGAAGACGTGATGGCGATGTATGATACCGTGCATAAGACGGCGGGTATGCCAGAGCAACAGGCGACCGGCGACGAACCGCCAACCGTGCAGCCCGCCACGCCTTATGCGTCAGCGACCAATCACGAACTGATACGGAACGACGCGGTGCCGGGTGAAAACGCGGCATTGTACGAGCAATCGCCCATTCCGGGTGGGTATCAGCCCCCGCCGCCCCCGGAGCCACTGCCGTAAGCTTTAGCCAATGGGGCTTGCGGTAGATGCGAGAGGGACCGGGATGTCGCGCTCCCGGTCCCTCTTGTTTTGTGTGGTGAACGCGTTTATAGCGTAACTCGCGGGAGCCTACTCGGACACCTCCTGTCATCCATGACTTTCGATCAACCCGTCAGCGTGACGTTCACGCGGCGTGCGCTGACCAGAGTGGAGACAGAGGGCGATGCCCGAAACAATAGCTCAATATTCAATCCCTGAAGCACACGTGTATATGTTCACGGACAATATCCGTGCAACGATTGCCCGTGCCGGTGGACTTGTGTTCCCGTATGTGGCACACGGCAGCTATTCCGGCGAACGTGTTCAGGTGGTCAACTTCATCGGGCCAGTCGAGTTCATCATTCGTGATACGGTTTACAGTGACACGAAGCTGACGGAACTGGAACACACCAGCCGCTGGATTAGCGGTATGGAATACGACGTGGCAGTCCTGATCGACAGGCTTGACACGTTGAAGATGATCTACGATCCGACTTCGCCGTATGTCGAACGGTTCCGGCAGGCGCATGAGCGCAAGCGTGACCAGATCGTGGTGGATGCATTCTTTGCTGATGCTAAGGCAGGCAAAGACGCTACCATCACGATGTCGTACAAGGCGGCAAATACGGTGGCAGTCGGTTCGACCGGCTTCACCGTCGCCAAGCTGCGCTCGCTTCGCAAACTGATGAAGAAGCGTAATTTGGACTTGCGTTCGATTAAGCCCAACATCCTGATCAACGCCGAGGGCATTGACGATCTGCTTGGCGACACCAACGCGGCAGGCGTGGGCGTCACCACATCGTCCGACTATGCCGCCATCAAGGCATTGGTGGATGGCGAAATCAACTACTTCATGGGGTTCAATCTGATCCCCTATGAAGACTACAACGGTAGGGGCATTCCGTACGTGGCGGGATCAACCACGGTACGGCATTCCCCGGTGTGGGTGCCGGATGGGATGCAGTATGGCACTTGGCAGGACTTGACGGTCACGATCAGCAACCGTCCTGACAAGAACAACATCAAGCAAATCCACGCCACCTTCACGGCGGGTGCTGTACGACTGGAAGAAGACAAGGTGTTTGCACTGGACTGGGACGAGAGCGTCACGCCATAAACTGTGGCACCGGGCTGTCCGGTGGGCAATCACGCCCACCGGATGTTTGTTCGACACAAAGGGAACTACAATGGCAGTACAGGTCTATGATCCGCTTAGTGCGGCACCAACCGCTGTTAAGCGGCCGATTGACGAGCATGGCAAGCTGCGGACGATCTACAAGAAGTTCACGACAGCCATTCTCGGTGATATCGGCAGCACGTTCAATCTGGGCAGGCTTCCGCCCGGTGCGGTACGGCTCTGGTATCCGGGTTGCTTCTACTCATCGTCGGCGTTCGGTGCCGGTGCGATCATCAACATCGGCTATGCCACGTATCGGTCCAAGCAGGACGTGGCAACGTCGGGCGACGGCATGGAGCCAGCCAGCAACAACGCGTTGGCGGCGGCTTTGACCGTGGCGGCGGCGGGTGGTCGTCTGCCGTGGTCTGCCACGCTGATGAAGTGGGATTTCTACAGCCTCGCCGGGGTGGACGTGATTGCCACGCTGGCGGGCGCGGGCGTCCCGGCTGCGGCAACCTTGGAAGTGATGTACGCCTACATATATGAATAGTGGACGACGCGTACAGTAAAGCTACGAAGCGGAGCGCCAAGCTATGCCCACAATGCGCGAGATATGCAACATGGGGCTGGGCAAGCTTGGCGCGAGCCGCGTCAATAACGTATCACCACCGGTCAGCACACTTGAAGTGAAGTGTGCGTCAGAGTTTCCCCAGTGGAAACAGTCTGAGCTACGTAAGCGCCGCTGGGTGTTCGCCACCAACATCATCCGACTAGGCGCATTGCTAGAACCGGTGCCGGTGGTCACGGACGGGCGACCATACAGGTTTGTGCGACCGGGTGACGTACTCAGAGCCATACGGCCAAAGAACTGCACGTGGGTGCAGCGCGGTGAATACTATTTTGATTATGTCGATACGATCATTCTTGAGTACATTCGTAACGTTCCCGACAACGAACTGACGGATGTGTCGTTCATCGACGTGCTGGCGTGCCGGGTGGCAGTCGAGTGCGCTGAGCTAGCCAGCCAATCACCGGGCAAGAAACGCGATGCGGTGGTTATGCTCAAGGATGCAGAAGACGAGGCTGGGCGTCTGAACGCGTTTGTGCTGGAACCCCATGAGACGGGCGGTGACGATAGCGCCTACACGTGGGACAATGCGCGTGCCAACCCAGTGTGGAGCGGGATGTAATGGCGAAGGCGTCTCCGCAACAAAATATATTTGGGGGTGAGCTATCCCCGTTAGCTGAAGGCAGAACCGACATAGACCGCTATGTGCGCGGTATGCGGTATCTGTCCAACATGGTGCCATGCCGTACGGGACCAGCCATAGGCCGGTCAGGCACGTATTTTGAGAACAAGTGTGCTGAGCCGGGTTATCCGTCGAAGCTACTCGATTTCGAGTACAATGAGGAT